GGCGGATGGAACAATTTCCCAAAATTCGCCTAGCCCTAGTTCATCGAGAATCTTTTTAAAACTAGGGGATTTATTATATTTCCTTTCCATCCGTGGAGTATAGCATAGGCCCCCTGGCGGGGGGCTGCTCTCTTTTAATGCCGATAGCAGAGCGGCGCTATCATACCGCTGGCATTACCAGGCGGTCCCACGAGTGCTACCCTTGTTTAAAATTTTCGGAAAAATAAACTTCTCAAATACTCTCATTTGATAGTATCGGCCAGTTCAGTGATAGTTTCTCGAAGACTAAAAATAGCGTTATCGAGCTTTTCAATTTTGCTCTCTGCAGCTTGTCCTTCCTTGCTCTCGCGCCAATCTCTATCTGCTGATTCACACTCTATTACTGAAGCTTTATGAATCAGCTCTAACTTTGCATGGGATGCCGAAAGCGCTAAGATTTGTTCACTTATTTTTTTGGGGTCCATTTTTTTATCTCCATTTTTTAAAATTTGCGGGGAAAATTTAAAACTAAAATTTCCCTATCCTATTGACCGTCTAAGACATAGTATAAAACCTCGCGCTTGTCTCCCTTATGCAAGCGGCTAGCGTGACGATAGCGGATTTTTAAACTGCCGATTACAGTGTCATTTGTGTGTATATTTGCAGCCATCGGAGCTACGCGAGTAAAAAAAGTATCATCGCTATTAAAGCCGAATTTTTTTGCTAATTTGTATTCTATTCCGGAGAATCTATAAGGCTTGTCATCAAAGCGATAAGTTTTATCAAACTTGCCTACATTTATCTGCAAATAATAAGCAGTATCAAAGTAGCCAGTCATAGGATCAGAGTTGTCGTACCAAAGTTCACCGCGCATTGCTGCACTCAGTTCGTTATAAAACGCGGTTACTTCAGAGCTTAAGCCTTCTCTTGTTTCGGCGGCACTTGGGATAATTTGAAAACATCCTACTGCACGAAACTCTACCCGGTTACGTTCTGCCCAGATCCGTCTAGCATTGTTTTCTTCACCAATTAGATCCAGCCTACCCTCGTGCAAGTTGACATTTAGCTTGATGTTATTGCTAATGCTGATTGTTCCCTTAATACCATATTTTTTAAGCACCTTTTTAATGCCTGGCGCTAGTTCCTTTTTTTGAGCTTGCGTTATGTAAGCCATATCTATCTCCTTTTAAATTAAAATTTTGCGGGGAAAATTAAAAACAAAAATCCCCATCTAATACACAATTCCGAACGCCTTAGTTTTGCCTTTGCTTTTTGTTCTGAGGTTGCTTTCCTTGCCATGTTAGCTCCTTTAGTTTATTGATATAAATAAAATTAGTATATAAAACTATTAAATACAATAAAAATTGATAAAACTATTCAATATCAATTAGAAGCGTTATGATGATTAAACGTAATAGATAAGTAATAAGTAGAGTATGAGCAAATCGAAAATTAACGGACGCCAAGCGCTTTTTGTTGCGGAATATTTAATCGATGGCAATGCAACTCGAGCCGCCACGGTTGCAGGTTATGCAGCGCCCAGGCAACAAGGATGCCGGCTGTTAACTTTTGCTAACGTAAAAGCAGCTATTGATAAGAGTAGAGCTGAATTAAAAGTTAAAAATATGTCGAAAATAGATGTTCTTGTCGAAAAGCTTGAGAAAATCATCAATGACGACGCGCAGCATGTGAATTCACGCCTAAAAGCTATCGAGCTGGCTTTAAAAGTCGAGGGTGGCTTTGCAGCGGAGAAGCGCGAAGTCTCTTACTCCTCTACTTTTCTGGCGGATTTGGATCTGGACGGTGCAAAGCCGGGTGATAGTGGCAAGTTGAAGCTGGTTGGCTGATTGTTGGTGAGTGTGGAGTCTGTATAGGAAGCCATACATATCTTTTAAGCTATTGATTATAATGGCATTTATCTAATCTAAACATCTTTAAAGACGCTTATTGTACTTACTTTTGTACTTATCGGCGGCGATCTCTTTTGGTCTTTATGCCGGCTTGCCCGGCATTTTTCTTCCTTTTTTCGATTAAATTTGCCGCTGCTGTTGACTGGGCGGCGAAATAGTAAACCCTTTTGTAGCCGGCAAGGGGGGGGTAGGCGTCCTGGCCCCCGTGCGTTCCATATATGCAGTTACATATAGGTAATCTCAGCAAATAACCCCGCAAATCCAACCTTGCAAATACTACGCCATACCCATTGCCAAGTCACTATCTGGGCTTTATGTTGATTAAGGCAGTATTTTTTATTACCTAATACATAGCCATAGAGGGGGCGGGTCAATATGAGAGTACCTGCTTGGAAAATGTAATTTGCAATTGTTTTGAGTGTAATTTTTTTGCGGAGAAAACAGCCACTAAGCACATGATTCTTATGGAAAATAATTATCAGCTTGTAGTTATGTAATTCGAGCAGTTGTAGTTATCACATTACATTAACGGGCATTAAAGAGAACTGAAGCGAACAAATTGCACGGCAAAAATAGGGGGGCGGTCTTTTTGAGAGTACCTATTTAAAAATACACAGGGGCAAAAATTGGCAAAGCAAGATTCAAGATTAAAGCGGGCGGGTGTGAGTGGGTACAACAAACCTAAGCGTACCCCTGGCCACCCTAAAAAATCCCATATTGTTGTCGCAAAAGAGGGCAACCGGATCAAAACAATCCGTTTCGGCCAGCAGGGCGTGAGTGGCGCTGGTAAGAATCCTAAGTCTGCAAAGCAAAAGGCTCGACGAAAGAGCTATTACGCTCGGCATAACGCTCAGGATGCCAACCCATCAAAGTTATCAGCGCGTTATTGGTCCCACACAGTTAAGTGGTGAGAGTAATTGGAGAATGTAATGGCAGCCAAGAAAAAATCTACAGTGAATAAGGCCGGCAACTATACCAAGCCGGCGATGAGGAAACGCCTTTTTAACAAGATAAAGGCGGGTTCTAAGGGCGGTAAAAGTGGTCAGTGGTCAGCGCGGAAAGCGCAGATGCTGGCGCGAGAATATAAAGCCGCTGGTGGGGGTTATAAAGACTGATGCCCCTTAAAAAACCGCAGAAGAGCCTCAAAAAATGGACCCGGCAACAATGGGGTACAAAATCGGGCAAAAACTCAACTCAGGGTACTAAGGCTACGGGTGAGCGGTATCTGCCTAAAAAGGCACGAAAGGCACTAAGCAGTAAGGAGTATGCCGCCACCTCTGCTAAGAAGCGCGCTGATACAAAAGCCGGTAAACAGCATTCCGCTCAACCTAAAAAGATCGCAAAGAAAACCGCAAGGCACAGAAAATGATTTTACAGAGCGGTTGTCGATCATCAATAAAAACACATTCCTGCGCCAATTAATGCGCCATCTCAACACTTTTTCGCGGTTATGGAGAAAAATGACTAATCACAGAGAAACTTTATACGGCAAGGGCGATTGTCGTCGCCCTGAAAATAATGAGGCGTTTCGCGCTAATTATGATGCAATTTTTGCTGGCGAGAAGCCTGAGATTGTGCTGCAGCGTTTTGCTTACCATCCCAGTGGTACGTTGGGGGTTTTGACGTTGGGTGATTTGCGGCTGTTTAGCATCGAGCGACCCTGGTTGAACAACGAGCGCAACGAGAGCTGTATTCCCGAAGGTGAGTACGATCTGGTGTGGCAGCAGTCGCCGCGTTTTGGGATGTGTTATGAGGTGGTGAATGTGCCGGAGCGATCCCGCATTTTGTTTCATGTAGCCAATTACGCCAGCGATGTAGAAGGCTGTATTGGTTTGGGGTTGTCGTTAATGGAGGATAGGGTCGCGGTTGCCAGCAGTCGCAATGCGATTAAGAAGTTTCACGCCAAAACGGATAAAGCACGATGTCGGTTGACTGTTGGATTTGCACCGCTTGCGGCGATGAAAAGCCTGTAGCGGCGTTTTACAAAGGATTTAGTCAAAGCCGACCGGTTTGTAAAGCCTGTATTCTCAGGGCTAATAAGCAGAGGGTTCAGTCCTGTCCCTTAGAGTATTTGCGAACTAACTGGATTCGCCTGAAGCATATACGCAAGCGCCAGGGTTATTGTGTTGATTTGGTGGTTGAGGATTTGCGCGAGATTTTTGAAAAGCAACAGGGGTTGTGCGCCCTATCGGGGGTGGTGATGACCTTTCACCCGGAAGCCGATCAGTCACGGGGAACCAATGCTTCAATAGATAGAATCGACTCTACACAGGGATACAGTAGAGACAATGTGCGCTTGGTGTGTTCGCGGGTTAATTTGATGCGCGGCAACCAGTGTGACGGTGATTTTTATTGGTGGGCTAAAACCGTGGTGAATAAGTTTGATCAATGAGTCTCCAGAAAAAATTGAACAGGTGGCGCGCTTATTAAAGGGCGATTTCCCTCTGTATGCGAAAAATATTCTCAAGGTGATTACCAAAGATGGTGAGGTGGCACCGCTACGCCTTAACCCTGGTCAGATGCTGATGCACCAGATGATTGAGCAGCAGATGGCAGAAAAGGGCAAGGTGCGTGTATTGGCCTTAAAAGCCCGTCAGGTGGGTATTTCCACCTATGCAGAGGCGCGTTTTTTTTGGCGTATTACCCAAAATAAAAATGCCAATGCCTTTGTACTCTCTCATCTCGCGGAAAGTACCAATGCCATTTTTAATATGGTGAAGTTTTTTTATGACAATATTCCTCACCCTGCGTTTAAACCGGGCCTAGAATCCCAATCGGCCAGTACCTTGGTATTTAACGGCATTAATAGCCGTTATCGGGTGGGTACGGCGCGATCCACACAGACTGGTAGGGGGCAGACTAACCGCTATGTGCATGGCTCTGAGGTGGCGTTTTACCCTCAAGGAGCGGATATTGTGGCCGGTCTATTGCAGACGGTGGGCGGTCAGGGATCGGAGGTGATACTGGAATCCACAGCCAATGGTGCTGGGGGTTGGTTTTACGATCAGGTGATGAAATCCATACGCGGTGAGACCGATTGGCTTACGGTGTTTGTGCCTTGGTATGTGATGCCGGAGTACA